GTACCACCTGAAGGCGGTCAGCGGCGGCGGCTCCACCGTTTACGGCTGGGTAAACGCTGCGGACATCTCGACCGGCAGCACAGGCACGGCCACGAGCTACCGCGTGCGGACGACGGCCGACGTGCTGAACATCCGCAAGGGCCCCGGCACCAACTACGGCGTCGCCGGCCAGATCAAGGGCAAGGGCATCTACACCATCGTCGCCGAAGCCGCAGGCCCCGGCGCGACCAAGTGGGGCAAGCTCAAGAGCGGCGCGGGCTGGATCTCTCTGGATTACGTCACGAAACTCTAAAACCGCATAGAAAAGCAGAAACCCGCCCGGAGATCCCGGGCGGGCTTTTCTGTTATGTGGGGCTTTACTCCTCGGCGTCAGGATCCGGCGCTTCACCGGCAGCGGCGAGCTCGGCCTCTGTGGGCTGGAACCGCAGCACACGACCCTCGGAGTCATAGAAACCGCCGAGCAGGATGGTGAAAATATCGACCAGCCAGCCGATCCCGCAGGCCCCGGCCGTCAGCAGCCAGATGACGCCTGTGCCGGTTTTCCCGACATAGAACCGATGGACGCCGAAGAAGCCGAGGAAGATGCACAGCAGCAGCGCCACCGTCTTGCTTTTCGGCGACGTCGGCCGCTGCGCTGCGGGGATGCTGACCGCGCCCTGCTGCGCGCCAGACTTCCCGCCGGAGCTCGTCGTATATGACAGGCCCGTCCCGGGGATCCCGACGGTCGTGTGGCTTTTCCCCGTCGTGCTGACCGTGTGCTTCAGACCCTTCGGGCCGAAGCTGATGCTCGCGCTCTTTTTGTTCAGGTTTACCCGGACACCCGGGGCCACCTTAAAGCTGCGTCTAAACCTTGTACCCATGCTTTTCCCTCCTATGTGCGCTTTTTAGCGTTTAGTCATCTTTGGCATAATATTACCACGCCAAAACTGGTAAAGTCAATATTGCATAGTCATCTTTAGCATAAAGGGAGGCGAGGGCTGCGAAAATATACAAACCAGACGGCAGGTGCAACATCTCCGGGGAGAGAGTCAGGGAGGAGCGGCTGCGGGCAAACCTGTCACAGGAACAGCTCGCCTACAAGCTCCAGATCATCGGGCTGGACGTCACGCAGAAGGTCATCAGCAGGATCGAGAACGGCAGCCGAGTCGTCGCTGACTACGAGCTGGACTATCTGGCGACCGCTCTCGGCACCACCATCAACCACCTGCTCGGGAAAGAATGAGAAAACCGCACGGCAGCGACGCCGTGCGGCTTTTTTTGTGGAAAAACGCGGGAAAATGTTGAAAATCTGCCGAATTATGCTTGACATTATAGAGCAAATGCTCTATAATATAATCACAGGCAAGGGATAGCCGAGTACAGAAAGAAAGGAGAACAAAACCGCGGAAAGGAGGCAAAGCCGTGGATGCTGAGCAGATGAAAAAACTGCTCGAGCTGCTGGAACAGGCTCTAAAGTGTGAACAGGTTGCCACCATTACGATCACAATAAAGCCGAACCAAAAGCCCAAGCAGTAAGGTCGAAGGACGGCGGGAAAAATCCCGCCCGCCGTTCCTTTTCATTATAACCACGAAACCACGGCAAAGTCAAGCGGGAGGAACAACATGGACATCTCGATCAAAGTGACCTACAAAAGCGAGGGGCTACAAAAGCTCCGCAAGGCTGCCGGCCTGTCTCAGTCTCAGCTCGCCGATCTGGCCGGGATCAAGGTGCAGGTGCTCCAGCAGTACGAGCGCGGCGCCCGGGACATCAACGGCGCGAAGCTGCCGACGCTGCTGAAGATCTGCAACGCGCTGGAGTGCAGGCTGGCCGACATCATCACAGACGAGGAGACGCTCGAGCTCCTGAAAAAGTACGAGGAACACTGACACACAGAAGGGGCGGCCGGCGGGCCGCCCCTTTTCTTTTATCATGGAGGGGAACACAATGGGACAGCACTGGAGCCATCTGACGCCGACCAAGCGCATCCAGCTCGACGCCTTCATCCGCGCAGGAATGAAGCCGACGGACATCGCCAAGGAGCTCGGCGTCCATCATACGACCATCTACCGGGAGCTGAAGCGGTGCACCTATGAGCACCTCAACAGCGACTACACCACCGAGACAAGATACAACCCCGAAGGCGCACAGGCCCGCTATGAGGCCAACCTCCGCGCCAAAGGGCCGGAGCTGAAGATCGGCAACGACTACGAGCTGGCCGACTACCTGATCGCCAAGATCCGTGACGAGAAGTACAGCCCGGAGGCTGCGATCGGTGAGGCCGAGGTCAAGGGCTGGCCCTTCAAGACCCACATCTGCGCGAGTACGGCCTACAACTACATCCGCGGCGAGATCTTCGGCGACGAGCTGACCGTCTCCATGCTGCCGCAGCACGGCAAGCGCCACCAGCCAGAGCGCCCGGCCGGATCCATGCCTCGCAAGCCCGCCGGCCGGAGCATCGAGGATCGCCCTGAGCACATCAACGACCGCAGCACCTTCGGTCACTGGGAGATGGACAGCGTCGAGAGCTGCCAAGGCGTCAGCAACACCTACATCGTGATGACCGAGCGGAAAACGCGCTGGGAGCTCATTATACCGTCGCCGGACAAGACGGCCGCCAGCGTCGTCGCTGCGATTGACGGGCTCGAGGCCAAGTACGGCGACCTGTTCCCGAAGGTATTCAGATCCATCACCTGCGACAATGGTTGCGAGTTTGCCGACGCCGCCGGGATCGAACGAAGCGCCAGCGGCAAGGGCACCCGCACCGAGGTCTACTACTGCCACCCCTACCGGCCGAGCGAGCGCGGATCCAATGAGAACCAGAACGGCCTCATACGTCGGCACCTGCCGAAGGGCACCGACCTGAGCACGATCACCTACGAGGAGACCAAGCGGATCGAGGACTGGCTGAACAACTACCCCCGCAAAATGTTCGGTTATCTGTGCTCCGAGCAGCTTTTCCGGGAAGAAATCGCCCTCATTCTGGCCTCATAAAAAATATTTTTGCTTTTTTGTGCATTTACTCTTGACAAACGGCAAGCTGTCCATTATCATTAAACGCACAGAGACTCAACTGAGTCGGCTGTGCGTTTTTTCTTTACTACAACCCCATAGGACGGAGGTGAGACTGACGGGAAAGTACCGCTACCTGACCTTCGAGGACAGGAAGAAGATCGAGGCGTGGCATCTGCTCGGAGATCGGCCGGTCGATATTGCGGCCCGCCTGAGCGTCCACCACACCACGATCTACAAGGAGCTCCAGCGAGGCGCGACCGGCGCGCTGGACGCCAACCAGCGCGAAGGGTACAGCGCAGAGCTCGCCGAGAGGCGGCTGCGTGAGAGCTTCAAGCGCAGAGGTAAACGAGCACCGGCCGCACAGTAGCCAAGAACACCCGGCAGCGCCGGGCCGAAGAAAGGAGAGCCCAACATGAAAACGATCACACGACCCCGACGCTGAAAATGGACGAGCTGCGCACCCCCTCCGCGCTGCTCTCTGAAGCGATCCGGCGGTCGTGTTTCTGCTTTTCAGGGACTCGACACCACTAAGATCCCCGGCTCTGGCCGGGCCAAGAAGAAAGGAGACCACCATGACACACAACCCCAATGTGTACGGCTATGTAAACGGGAAACCCGTCTTTTCCCGCGACGAGTTCATCTTTGAACACCGCAAGCGCGGCCCTATTGAGGACGACGCCGAGCTCATAGCCTTCGCCGAAAAAGCAACGAGCGGCTGGCATAACGCCGGCTGGAGCCATAGCTTTATCAGCTTCTGCCTCAGCGACTACGCGCTGAGCGAACCCTTTGCAAGCCTGACGCTAAGCGAGTTCGGACGCCTGAAGGAGCTCCAGCAAGAAGCGCGCGAAGCCGCCAAAGCTGCGGACGACGCTCGGTGCTGGCGGCTCAAGGAGACGATCAACTGGGCCGACAACAGCGTCGAGGAAATCTACGAGGACAAAGACGGTAACACCAAGCACGTCACGGTCGTCGGCCCGCACGGCGACGCCTGCTGAGGAGGCGCGGAACATGAACACCAAAGCCATCCGGCAGCTCGCCGACGTCACGCTGGACAAGTACCGCAGCTCGATCCCTCGCAAAGCCTTCGAGGAGTTCGTGAAGGACATCATCGCCGGCGAGAACCGCGCGACCGCCTTCAGATACGAGGCGACCCCAATCTGCCGGGCCTCGTTCCCGTCCACGCTGGACGAGGACGACGCCCGCTGCACCGTGGAGGTCACGGTCTACCGGCTGAACGCCGTGGCCGTCACCGCCTTCCTGCTGGATGGGCCCGAGACGCTGCTACGGCACATCGGGCTCGACGAGCGGGACACATACACCACCAAGCACGAGATCGACGACCTCGTCACCGTCGTGCACATCACCAGAGAGGAGGCAACCACATGAAAACGACGCTCTCGCTGTCTGGCGGCAAGGACTCAACTTTCCTGCTGCTCGAGCTGATCCGCAGAGGCACGCCGCCAGACGAGTGCGTATTCTTCGATACCGGCTGGGAGTTTCCGCAAATGTATCGACACATGGATCGGCTACGGGCCCTATGCGAGGAGAATGGCATCCAGTTCACCGTGCTCCACCCCGCCAAGAGCTTCGACTACCTCATGTTCGAGAAGCCCGTCAGAGAAAAAACGGGCGGCACGCACTGCGGCTACTCGTGGTGCGGAGCTCGAGGTATCAGATGGGGAACAACCGAAAAGACCAAGGCGCTCGACCAGCACAACAAGGGCAACATCGTCCTCATAGGCATCGCAGCCGACGAGCCGGATCGACTCACAAAGGAGCGGGCGCCGGGCAAAACATTCCCACTCGCTGAGTGGGGCATCACCGAGGCCGAGTGCCTCGCAGGATGCTACGCCGCCGGCTATGACTGGGAGGGCTTATACGAAAAGCTCGACCGCGTGAGCTGTGCCTGCTGCGCAGCCAAGAACCTGAAGGAGCTCAGGAATATCTACAACGATATGCCCGAGGTATGGGCCGACCTTCAGGCCAGACAGTCCAAAACCTCACGGCCGTTCAAAGGCCCCGGGAAAAGTGTGGGCGATCTGGCGATCCGCTTCGAGCTCGAGAAGGAATACATAGCCGCCGGGCTGAGCATCACGAGCCGCGACTTCTACTCCTGTCTCGCCGACCGCCTGAAGCAGCGAGGAGGTGGAACCGCATGACAGCCAAGTGCGTCGGCTGCGGGCTCGACTGGAACGTCAGCATCTACCAGAAGATCCCCCGCACCGGCTACATCTGCCCGCACTGTGAGAGCCGGCTCCGCGCCGGTGAGACCCTGCCGAACATTCAGGCCAGCCAGAAGGCTCGGCCGCAGAGAACGAAAGGAGCAACCCCATGAAAAAGATCGCACTCAAGAACGCCGCCCGCGGCACGGCCTTCGACTATGCCGGCCAGAGCTGGATCCTGCTGGAGAATGATGACGGCCGCACCCTCTGCCTGAGCAAGGACATCATCGAGACCCGAGCCTTTGACGAGGGCAACTGCAACAACTTCGCCGTCGCCAGCAGCAAGGAATACCTCAACGGCGCCTACCTCGACAACCTGCTCGAGGATGTGAACGGCCCCAACGCCTTCCTGACCACGGAGCTCGACCTGACCACCGACGACGGCCTGAAGGACTACGGCACCTGCACCGTCACCATCTTCCTGCTGACGGTCGACCAGTACCGGCGCAACCGCGACGTCATCCCAAATGCAGACGACTGGTGGTGGCTGTCCACCGCCTTCAGCACGAAGTCTAACGGCTACGAGTCACTCGCCCGCTTCGTCAACGCCGATGGCACTCTGGACGGGTACAGCGCCTGCATCGGCTACTACGGCCTGCGCCCCGCTTGTTATCTGGACCCCGATCTCCTGATCTCCATCGAGGACGACGAAGCCACCGACGACGTCACGCCGGAGCACGCCGGCGAGATCATCGCGGCGCTGGCCGAGCAGTTCGGCGGCACCTTCGCCACCGAGGATCAACTGACCACGGCCCTCTCGTTTATGCTCGGCACCCTGAGAGCTACCCGCGAGAAGGAGGCCCGGCATGAGTAACCTCTCCACCCTGTTCGACCGCTACAAGGCCCTCGTCGTGTTTGATACCGAGACCAGCGGCCTCGACTTCGACAACGACCAGACCATCGAGCTCGCCGCCCTGCGCGTGGAGCACACGGCCATCGGCGGCCTGCGGATCGCCGGCAAGATGGACACCTTCATCAAGCTGCCCGAGGGCGAGACCCTCCCGGAGAACATCGTCAGCCTGACCGGCATCACCGACGAGCGGCTCCAGACCGAGGGCGTGCAGCCGGTCAAGGCAGCCGGCCAGATCGCCAAGCTCATGCAGAACGGCCCGACCCTGATGATCGCCCACAATGCGCAGTTTGACGCCTGTTTTCTCCGTGGCCTGCTCCGCGGCCAGAAGGTCGGCCGGATCGACTGGCTGGACAGCCTGACGGTCTACAAAGACCGCAGGGCCTACCCGCACAAGCTCGCCAACGCGATCATCGCCTACGACCTCACCGGCAAGGTGCAGAACAGCCATCGCGCCATCGACGACGTGCTGGCCCTGTTCGAGGTGCTGAAGGCGATGGACGACGAGCGCGAGGATCTCGGCAGCTACGTCAACCTGTTCGGCTACAACCCCAAGTACGGCGTCAGCGGCCGCCGGATCGTGGGCGTCAGATATGAGCCGCAGAGCTTCAGCAAGGGCCTGACTCGCCCGGAGCAGACGCTCCCGGCCCGCGTGGCGCGGAGGTGACAGCATGAGCCCGGAGATCACGATCACGAGCGAGGAGCTGCGCGAGCGCGTCGAAGATCGCCTCGACCGCTGGATCCCTGACGACGTCTGGAACCGTGCCGAGCCCTACGCCCGCCACAAAAACGAAGTAAACCGGCAGCGGCACCCCGAGATCGACTACTACGACAACGACTACCTTGTGCTGCTGACCGCTGACACCGTCCGAGAGACCGAGTTCAGCGACCTCACTCACGCCCTCTGTGATCTGACCGTCGCACGGGCTCAGTGAAAGGAGAAACCAATGGAAACCACAAAAGAAAGGGCCGCCCGTTGCGACCGGGCGACCCATGCGAGAAGATCCAGCAGCCTGCCAGCATACGGATCCCGCACCGCAAGTATAACACGCCGGCGACGCCGTGCCAAGAGGAAAGCCCTGAGAGCTGCCACGCTGGCCGCTGCCGTCCTTCTGCTGGGCGGCATCTCTGTGGCAATCTTCACCACCCCGGCCGGCAGCAAGCAGGAGACCAACATCCTGCCGCCGACCACCACTGTCGGCACATACATCCCGGACACCTCCGCACCGGCCGCTGAGACCGTGGAGCCGACCGAGCCCGCCGTGCGCTACCCTCTGACCGACGCCGAGCGCGACGTCGTCGAGCGCGTGGTCATGGCCGAGGCCGGCGGGGAGTCCTTCGAGGGCCAGATGCTCGTTGCTCAGTGCATCCTCAACGCAGCCGAGAAGCACGGCGTCGACCCCTCTGAGGCCGTCGTCCTTTACAGCTACACCAAGAGCCGGCCGGATCCCACGCAGCGCGTCAAGGACGCCGTCGCGGCCGTGTTCGACCGAGGCGAGACCGTCGTGGACGAGCCGATCCTCTACTTCTACAACCCCGCCCTCGTGACCAGCGACTTCCACGAGAGTCAGATCTTCGTCATCGAGGAAGGCGGGCACCGTTTCTTTGCAGAAAGGAGTACCAGATGAAACACCTCACCGAAATGAAGCCGGGCGAGACCCTGCACCTCCGCAGCGGCCGCGACCTCGAGCTCGAGAGCGTCACCCCTGTCACCTGCGGCGTGATGCTCACCTTCAACGTCACCGAGAGAAAGGAGGCTGCTGAAAAATGATCCAAGCCAACACCGTCATCACCGGCGACAGCCTGACCGTGCTGCGTGACATGGAGGCCGACAGCGTCGACATGGTCATAACTGACCCGCCCTACGGTATCGACTACCAAAGCGGCCGAAAAGAAAAGGCCAGCCGCCTCGCAAAAATCGCCAACGACAAGGCCCCGTTTATCTGGTGGATCT